AGTCATAATAACATTCTGCGGATACTCGTCCAGCCGCTCCACCTTACGAATAGGGTGCGCGGGATTATTCGGGCATTGTGTTGGTTTCAGTTTACTTTCCACCTGTCCGCCTGCACAGACAGTGCAGAACACATACCAGACCTTTACTTTATCTTTTTTATCGGGTTTGGCCATTTTTTACCTCTTATGGGTCAAGCGGAGGAAGCGCGGCTATTATGCCATCCAGAATTGTCTTGTTCCCCGCATCCAAATCGGTCTCAAAATAAACGTGGAGAAGCTCCAAAGCCTCTTCCCATGTTGCGCCCTGTTGCGATTTATTGGTCATCGCACTGCCGTCAATATCGCTCCACAGGTCATCGAGATAGGGCTGCACCATCTTGGTGTAGTCATAAACTGCCATTTTATCCTACCCTCATTATTTCTGCGCGGGCTCGCCGCATACTTACGCTCTGGCCCGGTACAGATGTGCCAAACTCCAATATAATGACATCAGTGCCCGCTCCAAGTCCATCGGGTACTATAAATTCTTTGAACACCGTGACTCGTCGGTAATCCGCGCCATTATATTGGGAATTGAAGTAAAATTCCCCGTAAATATCTCCCGTGCGGCTATTACGTATTCTGGCCAAGCAAGCGCGAGGCGGACTTGTTGCATCCCCACGCCCTTCCGTGGTAACGCTACACATATAACGACCGGGATAAGCATGGTCAACACTTGTGGTAAGCATCGTTGCACCATAAGCTGCTAAGGTTGTGGCAACAACTGGCTCCTGCTCCTGATAATCCTGCTGGTAAGGCACCGTGCGCTGAGTTAAATACAAGGTCTGCCCGCTGATATTGGTTACCTTCTGCTCGTTATAAGTCGTATTATGGAAGAAGATTTCTACTGTGCCCAATCCAGCCACAAAATAGACATCAACGTTCGAATATGCCTGTGGATATTCTTCTCCCAGCACCGTGTTATACAGGTTCAACCAGTTATTTTGGGCAGATGTAAACTGCTCGTCCAATATCAACGAGTTTTTGGCAATCAACCGGCAACTTTCTATGCTGAGTGCGCCACCGGGATACCGAAGAGCGCTTGCCGATGTAGTACCCTGTAAATTCCTTATCTGAAGGTTGTTTATATGCGGGTCTGGCCAAGCAGTATCGTCTATCCAAACGCCGCATGTTGGAACATCGGCAACATTCGGAGCGCCCAGCAGCATATAAACATCGTTTGCGTAACGCAAAAGCTCCTGTAATGTGCTGGGATCTATTCCAGATTTTCCTGCCGCTGGGATGCCAAGCAGGGTATTTGCCGTTCCGGAACCCGTGACGATAACCTCGTTATTGCTATCATTGCAGCCAATCTGGACATAGCCTGTTCCACCAATATTTGTTCCCACTTCAACGGCCTTAATATTCCCTGTGGCCGCCGCATTTATCCTCGCCGCAACCAATGCCGCCGTAGTATCTCCTGCTTGGAAAGTTACGGTAAAAGGCGTTCCGGCAGGGCCTTGCTGGATTATCAAAGTCTCTCCGCCCACAATGGCAAAAGGCTCTGGAATACCGGAGTAAACGCTCACGCTGTCCCGTACCCACCAGCCTAGTTTTACAGTACCCGCCCCAATTCCGTAAAGTCCCAGTCCATCTAAACCTCCGATCCCGCTTTGAATGAGAAAATCCGTATTTCCCGCTCCTGTATACCCCAATCCGGTCGAACGAATACCATCGCCCTTGAGCCACACCCAGTCGGGAATAACAAGTTTATCAACGGCAAAATCCTCTTGCGCGAGCCATAGAACATAGCGTTTAGTGGGAGAAGGGGCTTCAGGATCGCCAATAGCAATCAAGTTATTCAGATAAGTGATGGCAGCCTGTATAGTGTTAAACTGGTCTTTAAATCCGCGATACCCGCTGCCGACCCATAAAATCCTGTTAAAATATGGAGTATCGCCCCAAATAACGCCGCCCACACCATCTGGCTGGAGGCGTTTATCGGGGTTTGACTCTACCGTGGTCAAGCCTTCAACCGTACCCCCGCCGCCACCCCCTGTCCCCAAGAGAACGCCATCGAGGATAACTTTAAAGGCATCATAATCTATGGCATTGCTCATCCTTTCAAGTCCTCCTCAACCACTTCCGCCCGCATTGCGGACGTTGCGCCAGTGGTTATGATTTCCAGATGCTCGGTAACGTCCAGCGGTATGGTTCCCAATACCAGAATGGACAGGTTTGTGTTGCCGGTGAGCCGTAAAACGTCAAGCCGCATATTATCTTCGCTCACTATTTGAATAGCCACGTTCTTGGCTTCCGCCCCGACGTACATGCCTATTCGGACGATTTTCGTTCCCGTGCGGTCATCTGTTGGGTTATCGAAAAAACGGCCTTTCCCCGCTGAACCGTCAAACTGCTGTCCTGCCGCTATTGTCTGAATATGCTGTTCAAATGCCATAATTACCTCTCACGCGCAATCACTTGCGCCTTATGTAGCCTCCGCATACTTATCAGAATCCCGCTTAAACACCACAAAAACTATGTGTGGCTCGCCTCTCAGGTGTCCCTGCGGTCTTACCTCCTCAACGCGAAAATCAGCGGCCACGCCGCCAATAGAGGCTATTCTGTCCCCTATTTTAAAGCTGGTAAGGGTCAACCCTTGCGATTCCAGATATTCCTTCGTAAAAACCAGCCTTCCATCGGCATCGGGCACGTCGCCCGCCCAGTTTGGATTTGCCTCGTCCTTTTTCTTGTATGCGACCTGCGCTTCCAGTGCAAGCTCCGTAAACGTCTTTTCCAGCCCCCCGATAGGCTCCTCAAAGTCGGGGTCAACGTCCGGCTCTGTTAAATCCAGTATCCGCATAATTACCGGCACAGGATTGTACCGGCGCGGGTATGGAGGAGGTAAAAACGAGAGAGCCATTATACAAACCCCACATAAGGCGGCTGGGAATAGCGGGCTAGAATTAAATCAAGCTGGACATCCCCTGTTATTACTCCCAGCCCCCCGCCTGCCGCCTGTGCGCGGGAAGCAGAACTCTCAAGCTGGTAAGAATATCCATCCGTCCGCTCCATGATAATCCGGTTCGGATCTATCCCGCCCCCGCCGCCGCTTCCGCTGGCATACTGGAGAACCAATGCCTCTACCAGCCGCCGAATATCCACCGGAATCTGCCCGTAAACCTTAACGTCCGCGCCCGCCGCTATAGGCAGGCCGCCTCTGTAGGTTACGGCATCCACTGTTACCTTGTTATTAAGAGCATCCACTGCCTGAACAATAAGTTGTAAAATATCCGCAGGAGCAGACACACTGGCGGGGGACACAATAACGTCCAAGACATCGTCCACGCCAATCCAGCCAGTGGCGTTTGATAACTCGGTAAGCTCTATCTCGGTATCCCCTTCACTTATATCCGCCGCTGTGGTAGTCTCGAAGTGCTTATCTCCGAACCCCTCCAGCCATCCGAAGGCTCCATTAACCACCACATTACCCCTGCCACGCGGGAACCATCCTCCGACAAGCTGTAAAACCCTGTTATCATGGGTCAACTGGTAGTCTGAATCGGCAATCATACTGCTTCCGCTTGTCCCAAATGGAAATCGGCGCGGGGCTGCCCTGAATGAGCCTGAAGGCCCCAATACCCTCTCCATGCCGGTAAGCTCTCCGGTTGTTTTATCGTAATCAATCTCTACTGAATCAAGCTGTAAAATAGGAACGAGGTCGGGACGGTGCGTGAGGGGGTCTCCCTTACCATTCCACCGCCCGACCTCATATCTTGGAGCAAAAAACTGCCCTGTCTGCGCCTCCACGAAGGAGCTTGCCGCAGCTATCAGTCGCAAAAGGTCGGCATCAGGAACCGCAACTGCTGTGATTCCCAATGCCCTCATTCTTGCGATGGTAGTATACAGGGCACGGGGCACTGTTTACTCCTATTCGGCAACGCAGGCTTTCGAGCCGACGTGCCTTTTTATTCCCGCCTCCGTACCAAGTTCCTTTCCGCAAAGGATACACTTGTACGGTGGCCCGCCAGCCGCAAGCGTGCGCTCCACGGCCTGCTCTTGTGTAAGCTCTACCACAGCCTCTTTTGCGGGAGGCTGGGGGGTTGTGCTTGCAATAACGGCCCTGTCTGCCTGCCGAGCCGCAAGAGCGCGTTTGGCCTCATCGATTGCCGAAAGAGTGCGGCTGGAAAGGGGCTTTGTACCGGTGAAAACTTCCACCAGCGGCTTGCCTTTATCGTCGCACTCCACCAAATCTCTGGGGCGGGATCGGAATTGACCTGCGTCCCTTTCATCTTTCACAGGCGTGGGCCGGCCCTTTACGAACAAGTAATGCCTGCCCGACAATCCTATTACTCGCAAGGAACGGGAATTGACCAGATCGAAATACGCTATCGCGCTCATGACATCCTCCTTAGATTAAGAATTTTTGGGCAGAAGCCCGCTCAACTAGAGCGGGCGACGCCTTATGTTCTTACCCTTGACGATGCCATCGAGATTTTCAATCGCGGCAGCGACCTCGTTGTAAATCACGACCTCAATGCGGTCATAATCCTTCTCGAATTCGCTGTAAACGCGGGTGGCATCCAGCATACCCCAAATCCAGTTCATGGGATTGCCGAGCCATATAAAGGTTCCCTCGTTCACGGTGCCGGAGCCGGCCGCCGAACCGGTATAAACCGCAGCGGTAAAGCCGATGGTGGTATTGGCGTTTCCAGCGTTAATCGTGAAGGTTGCGCCCGCGCCAGTATCCGTTGTAATCAACTGAACCTGTCCGAGGCCATTATCCGATGCGACCACGTTGGTGATCGGGCCGGGAGCAGCCGCAGCCAGAGCCAGATTGATTTCACGCGCCACACGTACAGGCTCAAGCACGCCCTGCGGCAGCGTAACCGTAGCGGTATTCGCGCCCACAGTAATGCTCAAGGTGTCATTAGTGCCGGTGATTATCTCGAAGGGGCCGAATTCCACGCCAACGTGCCGCGCCGGTGTAGCAGTAGCTACCGAAACCGGCAGGTTGGAGGGTATCAGCGGAACGACCAGAGCGGGGATGCCAAGCGGCATGTTGCTGTTACCGCGCAGAGCTTCATCGCCCATCGCCGTTTCCCTGTCGCCGATATAATCCAGCCAGTCAATGTTGGCCACACGGCTCATCATCCAGCGCAGGTCGGGGTCTTGGAGATACTGCTCCGGCATGGTGCGTATCATTTCCGCAAAAAGGCCCTTGTTTACCGTGTTCGCGCCCGCGTCCAGTACGTGTGCGCCTTCGGTCAAGAGTCCCCAGCCATCGAGTACCTTTAAGAGTTCCTGCAGCGGAGTCGTGCCTACAATACTGGTGTCGCCCTGAATGGCCAGAAGTTCCATATCGGTGGCTATCCGTTTAGTAACCATCTCCAGCACGGTGCTCTCTATATCCTCGAACTCGATGTTCACCTGCATCGCCTCGGTGGTAATGTAGTAGAACGTCTTTACCTTGCTGGTGATTAGCTCCACCTGATTGAACTTAGGCCCAATCGGGTTGGACGAAGCATCGGTGTTCTCGCCAATACCCCGCGTAATGGGTTCGCCGAGATGGATTTTATCGATTTGATACCGCTTTGTCGGCATATCAATAAAACGAACGGCGGCCAACATGACCGCAAATTCCTTTACCAGCCTGACAAATTCAGCCTGCTGGGTGGGGTTAATCTGCCCACCGGCGAAAAAGTCGCTGGATTCTAGCGCCTTCTGAAGAAGGACTTCGTTGGGGTTACCCATCTTTCAAACCTCCTGATTTTACTTTTTTACCCCTTACTCTGAAGGGGGTGGTTCCGTTTTTGCTGTGGTTTCGATTTCCGCCTGTCGCTTCATCCGCGCAACGCCGACCGAGGGAATGACACCTGTCCAGATGCCGCGCCGCTTGGTCTCCGAGCCGGGGCCTTCCTGCCCATCCTTGCTCTTTTTAATGCCGGATACGTTTTCCACCGCCTCAAGGCGAGTGCCGATGCCTTTTACCAGTCCGACAAGCTCTTCGAGGCTTTTCTTGACCTCTCCATCTTGCTCATCGGCAGGCGGGGCATCCTCCTCATCATCCGTTTTTTTACCTTCATCGGTCTCAGGCGGGGTCTCCGGAGCTTCCTCTTCCTTTTTGGCCTCGTCCTTGCCCTTCGGCTCTTCGGCTTCCTCTTTTTTCAGGAGCGGGGCAAGTTGTTCGAGCACCAGCTTGGCGGCCTTTTCCGCGATTTTATCGCCGTCCACCGCAGGCTGGGAAGGCTCTTCTGGAGCTTCCTCTTCGATTTTCAGACCGACTTTGGCGGCCAGTTTGACCACCGATTCCTTCAGCATGGAAATGTCCGCGCCTTCCTCCATCTGCTCCAGAACATCGGAAGCCGTCTGGAGTAGTGTGGCTCCGCGCTCAACCTTTTCCATTTTCGGATCGGGGGCTTTAAAGCCGAGTGCGTGGGCTATCTTGGCCATTATGCCGACCGTAGCCTTTTCCTCGGCGGTTTTTTCGGGTGTTTCCTCCTTATGCTCCTCAGTCTTGGCGGCAGGCTCTTCCGCCGGGGGAGTCTCAGGAGCAGGAGAGGCCTTCGGCTCTTCCGTAGCCGCATCCGCGCCCTTTAATTGCTCTTTTTCCAATTTGATTTCCTCCTTGAGATATTCGTCGAGCCATGCCATGTCCTCTCCCTGCTGTTTAAAGAATTCCTTAAACCATGCAAGGTATTCGGTGTCAAGCTCGCCAACTTTCAACTCTTTTGCGGCCTCTTTCCGCAGCGGGGGCGGAGTCATCTCAAACTGCTCGCGGGCATGTCGCGCCAGATGGTTGTAAACCCCCTGCCGCTCGCCTGCGGGAAGCTGGGTTCCTCCCCGCGCTCCGTTAACTGCCGCAATAGCCGCAATCACGCCCCTTCGGAACGTCCTCATCTGGCCATTTTCCAGTTTGTGGTGCGGCAACTTATACGCAGCCCTTACACGCGGTGGGCCTGCTTCGCCCTCACGCGCCATCGCGGGGTCGAAATAAGCATGCGCCTCTCGGTACATGCCCCATGCCTGCGCAGAGTCCTCGCCACCATTCTCGTTAATAATGGCGGTGCCTTCCGCTGGAGTAAAGCTCCACGTTGTAGACTGGGACACTGGATAAGCCCTGTAACCAACCACGGTCTTGTCCAGATCGTCCAGCAAGTCGGGGTTAATGTCGCTTTTTTCGGCGGGGTTGTACTCGGCCAAGGCAGTATAAAGCAGGCGGTTGCCGATTTTACCGTACCCCCTGCCAACTACTACCCTTTTGACGCCTCCTCCCGCTACAATCCCTTGTGCGGTAGTCATAGCAGTAAGCCGGTTCACCGGCCCCAACTGTTTTAGCCGAGACGTCCCATCCTTGCTCTCCAGAAGCAGGCCATAGGTCTGTTTTACGTCGCCAAGTTTGGCCTCTTCGGGATTTTTCTGGAAGGTCTCCACGCTACCATCGGGAAGGGATGCGAAGAGGAGTGCGCCGGGGTCTTTCCTTGTAACTTCATTCGGCATAATCAGTATCTCCTCGTTCAGTTTTGCGAGTTCGCCTTCAAGATCGAAGGTATGATAATGCGCCCCTGCCACAGACTCTTCCCGGTTGCCACGATTCCATCGTGGGTATGGCCACTCCGTAGTGCGCCGCTCACCCGGTTCAACCCTGTGAGAATGGTTCATATCCTCGCTGGTTTTTCCCCGTATCACATCTCCTTGATTATCTATTTCAAGGTGCAGTTCGTGGCTGTGATCCTCAGCCGAAGCGGTGCGGAACTTCAGCTTGCGGATACCCAGCACCACGAGATTCGGGTCTCCCGGATACCACACCTCATCAACAGCCTGCTTTTCAACGTCAAGTGCCTTTTCCACGGACATCCTGCGTTCCAACTCGGACACGGCCTTCGGCTGAAGTATCTGTAACTCCATAACCGATGGCACCGGCCAAATATTGGAATAGGCTGAACTGCCGGGGAGCGGGCGACCTTTGGCCACAAAGGGGAAGGGACCTCCGATAAGTTTCCCATTATCGTCAAACTCCCTGTCTCCTTTGCCCGCCATCTGCGAAGGTAGAGCAGTCACATAAACAGCAGCATATTTCCCTGTAGGGTCAAGCCCAACGTTGGGCAGGCTGGTATCCTCTGCGCCAATAAAAGTCCCGAACACAGGCAACTTACCATTTTGCCCCAACTTCTCGGTATTCGGGACACCGGCTTCCTTCATGTAGTCTCGTAACCGCTCAATCTCATCCGCGTCCGTAACCGCCGGAAGCTCTATTTTCTCGCCCGGCAGCTTGTCGGCCAAGCCTTCCACAGTGACGTTCATGAGATAAGCGTTATATCCTTTGCGCCGCATTTCCACAAAGGTCGGCAATTCCTTGAGAGTGCGCTGGCGGAGGGGGGCAGCATCCTCGTCATCCGTCTCCTCACGCGGGCCTCCGCCCATCATAATAAGGCCGGGAAGGAATTTTTCGACCTCTCCTTCCGGTAGCTCCAGTTCCTTCCATACCTCGTCCGGTATGTCCAGCGATTTCATTATCGCCGACCTGAAGCCGCCGGTGCGGTCGTTCATTGCCCGGTGCGCACGGGTCGTGGTAACGTGTTCAAGGTCTAAATCGTCAAGGTAACGCTTGTCCCCGACCTTAAACAAAGCTCGCGGGTTACTGCGGTTCGGCTTGCCGCCGATGGAAAGCTGCTTGTCGCATGTGCCCCCCGTTGTAAGCTCCCATAAATCCTGCGCCTGCGGGTACTTTTTATCCAGCATGAAGTCCAGTTCAAGCGCAACTGATTGCGGGCCATTATGCCCCTTCAGTATGCGCCCATCCACGGCTTTGCCGAATTCAAAGCTATCTTTATGGGAATTTAGGAGAGGAACACCGGTAGTCTTGACCTTGCGAAGCATGCGCTCCATGCACCGCTCGGTCACAACGTCATTGATAACATCCGCCCCATTATCGGTGGCTATGGCGGAGACTATCCACTTTCCATCGTCTGTCTCGCGGGCCTTCACCACGTCCATTTCAAATTCGAACCGGTGATCTGCGAAACGTTCCATAATTTTCTCCCAAATTAAAAGCCGCGCATAGGCTTTTTATGCCTTGCGCGGCTCTCAGTGATACCATTTTGGCCATTTCTGGCCTTTAGCTCAACGAGATACCGCTGCTTATTTTCGGTTCTTTCGGAAGAACCGCACCGCCCCATTTTCTATGGGACGCGGGCTCGCGGGCACGGCTATCACATCGCCGTGCTGGATAACTCCATCCTGAATTTTGAAACGAATAACCGCGTCCCCGTGGAAACCTTTGCCGCATTCGCGGCTCATGGTGCCCACTGCTTTTTCTACGAGGCGGTCATTAGGGTTCCTGCTCAGGGCTTATCCTCTCGCTGTTATTTCTTGGACTTTGCACGCCCGCCGCTGCGGGTCTGGTTCCATGCGCCGAGGTTCGGCATCTTTTCGCTGGAGCGGGTAGCGGGGCTCCTCATCGGGTCGTTCTGCTGTGATCCGGTCGGAACTACGTCTGTGCGCCTTCCGGCTACAGGGGTCGCTCTCGGTGCCATCGGTGCAGCTTGGTTTTTCGCCATTTTTACTTTCCTCCTTGTTAAAAGTCCGGACTTATTAGATTTTTTCGATCTATGTTATAATTTTAGACTATGGTTTTTGGGTTGTCAAGCCCCTGCCTTATTTTCAGCCTCTAAAAGCAAATTTTCAAGACGATTTATAGCCGAAAAAAGTCCTTGAATGTCCTTTTTCGTCAAATTTATGTGCTGCGCTGGAGGCTGGCCGCCATTTCCGCCGCCTGCATTCTGTCCTTCTTCCTCCTCCAGCGTTATCATCTGTCCATCCGCGCCTTCCATAAAGCCCGCGTTAATAATGGATATTGGAGTATTACCAAACACGCCTCGGAATCTATCCTTGTTTAACAGGTCGCGAATATCGTTCGGGGTAACCCCTCCAGCCGCTGCCAGAACCGAATAGGCCGCCGCATCCTGATTTAAGTCGGTGGTCTTTGGTCTCTTAAACCTGAATTTGGTATACTTCGAGTTCATTGCCTTCATGATGGTGGCGTTGATTCGGTACTCGTAACGGAGCGTTTCAGGCTCGAAGACCTGCTCCAGCGTGACCTGCTTCATTGTCAAGGCCACTGCCCTGTTGACATCATCGCTGGTGCCGAGAAAAATCTTGCCAATGCCGAATGCTTCCCGCACCTCCTCGTTATTTGCCGCCGTGTACCGGCTAAAACTCGCGTCATCCCCTACTCCTACCGTGAGGGGCATAAGCTGAATGCTCGTTTTATTCTCTTTTTCAATCGCGCCCTGCTTAGGCACCGCCTGAAGAACCATGACGCGCCCGTAGTTGGTCGGGCCTTTGCCTTTAGCGTTGACGAAATTCTCAATCATCTCCACCGATTGTGCGGAAAGCTGGCCGCCATTTACGATAATGGCCAGCCGGGGGGTATTATGCGTCAAAATGTAGTTATTGGTAATATAGAGATTATCGGACGAATCTACTCGAATACACATGGTTTCCGCCCCTTGTTTTACTAGTTCTGCTCCCACCATTGTCCGCATCCGTGGTGTTTCCTTCGGGCGATAAACAAGGGCTTTTCTGGTAATTCTGGCAGGGGCAATCCACTCAGGAAGTTGCCTTATGTTTATATCGATAGTATTCCTACCTGTGACATGATGGATATGTGTTATTCCCCCTAGTGAACCAACCAAATCTGCCACCCCCGCAATTAACCGCTCGGAAACAGAAGTAAACCGCACGAAAGTATCCCCGATAAAGCCATCGGTATCCACCAAGCCTTGTAATAAGGCTATACGGTCATTTACCGATGCTTTGAGATATTCTTCAGGTACGAATTTCGTTTGTGCCTTACATCCTGCCAAACCCAACATTCGCAAAGCAGCAATAAGTAAATTATTTTTACCCTTGCCTTGCATAGCGGTTAATCGGAACTCAGAACATTGCGAAGGTGTCCTGTCTCGCCTTTTTACCTGTATTGATTCTGGCAGAATACCGGAATTTAGCAGTTGCTCAAATTCATCCGCATCCTGTTTATTGCAGGAAAATCCTATACCGTTCTTTAATTCGCCCCCACCACAAATATCTCCATTCCCAAGGAGAAGACCTAATAAATAAGGGTTAATAGGCGGAGGGGGAGCGGGGTCAAATTCAACGGGGTCTGTGAGAGGAATAGACCATTTTGCGGTCCCGCATTCATAATGGAAGCCATCTGCAATAATGGCCTCCAAACTCATGATTCTATCTCTACCCTGCAGTCTATCATAACTGTTTGCCACTCTCCACACATGGTCTAGAGTGCATTCCATTGTCGCTCCATCCTTAAATCGCACTCGGTATATATCCTTTTTCTCTGCCTGTGGATAGATACCAATAACTTTGTGCGCTTTTCCATCCGAACCTATCACTTCCGCTCCTATTGCCAAATCCCCCATAGTCTGCCATCCGGTGGGGGTCAAAATTCTTGCACTTTTTTCTTGGCATGCATCGTTCTCGAAAAACGACACATTCCGGATGTGGGCGAGGCGTGTGCCCGCTATCGCAGGGGCCGCCGCCGCATGCCGGGGCACTCCGTAAAAGGAACTTCGCGGGGTGTAGAGCTTAAACTGGATTATTTCATTCGCCCTGTCCTCTGGAGCCACCGCGCCTCCCGGCAAACGGCCATCCCGCGTCCAGACTTTTTCATCCCCAAACTGCTTGAAAAACACCGCCCCATCTGGAAGACTTTGGTTCCCCGCCTTATCCGTCACTAAAAATTGCGCCTGCTGTCTGCCCTTGCTGTCCCGTGTCATGCTCAATGGGAAGGCGGCTGGATTCCGTATCTGAACAAAGCCGGAACCATCGGCCATTACCCTGATAGTGTGTGCGGGCACATGGTAAAGCCCATCCGGAACGCCTGCATTATTACGGGAGACTTCCAAGTATCCCACGCCGCTGGATTCCTCGTCCACCTTTATCTTCTTCATAAGCTCCGAAAGCGGGTCTTCCTCATTTGGGGTCTCAAATAAAGGCCGGATGCGCTCGCGCTCCGCGTCAATGGCATCCTGATACTCCTGAATATACCGCTCCTCGTCCACAACCGGGGTAAGCAGGTATCCCAGCCCTACAGTATTCAAGGCCATAGATTCAATAGTGCGTTTGAGGCGGGTGTTCTGCTCCAGCAATAATGCCCATATTAGCGGGTCATATAAGGGTTTAACTATTACCCCCTCAATGGCCGCCGTGTCAAAGGCATCCGGCGGTAACTGTGCGCTTTCCTTTTCCAGCCCATAAGTGCCGACTTTAAGGATAAGCTCTTCGTCCTCGCTCAATATCTTCCGACTTCTGTTTTTACGTCTTGTCATCGCAATCTCCCTAAAATAGAGTCGCCTTTCGGATTCTCGCATTTGTTGCACCGATTCCGCGCCTCTGGTTTGGTCGTTTTAAACGGCTTTCCGCACGACTTACACACCTTTATAAATACACCTTTTAACGCCTTACCGCAAGACCAGCAGTAATTGTGGTGCGGTTCAACTTCCACTTTACAGAATGGACACTCATGCAGCCCCTCATCTTTAGGTTCATCCGGCCTCCGCATTCCTCGTCTGGATCGCTGATATTCGCTCATTAAAACACCTGTATTTCGGTTCCTTTTGCTCCTTCGCTCGTGTTTATCATTCCGCCCATGTATGTCGTCAAGCCAAGCACTACTCCGGCCAGCGCATCCGCCACGTCCTTGCTGTTATGGACAAATACGCCGGAACACAAGGCAAAATTATTCCATTTGTCTACTTCAAGATCATAAACCTCAACAGGATCGTCAAACTTAACAGGGATAATGGCTCGCACTTTATGGTTAAAGCCTACTCCCTGTTCAGCCGTAAAAGCATCCCATGATTCAAAACCATGTTCCCGAAGAACTCTTATCACAACATTCCGACCACACCCTATAATACGCGCCGCCGCGTTTGCATTTGTGGCCTCTGGATCGGTTTTTATACGCTCTAAAGTTGCATAATCAACATCGGATCGAAAATTAGGGTTTTTTCTGGCGCGGGCCTTAAAATCATCCGGTGTCATGGCGGCCATTGTTTTTCGCACAGCTTTTGCATGTATCTTCCTCCCTCGCTCGCTTAAATTGAAGATTTGCGCCCCGCGTTTAACGGCTTCATGGTAATCAGAATCAATTCGGTGCCGTAAAACTGTATGCGTTCTACAATGTTCTGCGTGCGCTTCTACACTTAAATTCCCCGGTAAATTATTCAGTTTGTCCCCATCTTTATGATGAACACACTCTCCCTGTGTAATAACCTGTCCTGTAATCCCTTGTATAACCATGTGGTGCGTCAACATTCTATCGCCGTCCTTATCTACCACTCGTTCATAACCTCCATTAACCGGCCACTGCCTTTTTATGGGCATTAACCTATCTATGCCTGGCCGCAAATCCTTAGCCGGTTTATACGAACCATCCCGAAGCATCCACAAATGTTCTGCGGTACACCTCTCCACCGCCCCTGAATCCAGCACAACA